AGCGCTATCACCGGCAGATCCGCAAGGATGGCCGGCTCGTGCTCGGCTCGATGGGGCAGCAGGTGCTCAACCCTCTCGTGCGGCAGATCCCGACGCTCGATGCCGAGATCAGGGCGCTCGAAGATCGCTTCGGCCTCTCGCCGTTGGCCCGGCTGCGGCTCGGGATCACATTCGGCGAATTCTCGAAGACGCTGCGCGAGACACACCGGGAGCTCGAAGATGACGACGACGACGAGCTCGAGCTCGACCCTCGTATCGCCCCGCTTCAGCAGTCCGATCGAGACGGCTGATGGAAGGCTGCTGCCGACGCGCGGCCCGAAGGTCTGCCGCTGGATCGAGGCGAATTGCGTCTATGGCGAAGGCGACTATCTGGGCCAGCCCGTGCGGCTGCTCGACTTTCAGCGGCGCTTCATCTGGCGCCTCTACGAATACTGGCCCGAGACGCGGCGCCGGCGGTATCGACGCGCCGTGCTCGGGATGGGCAAGGGCAATGGAAAGACGCCGATCGCGAGCTGGATCGCGGCGGCCGAGCTCTGGGGACCGTGGAACGTCGGGCCGAGGATCCAGATCGGCGCCGCGTCGCTGAATCAGGCGAACCTGGTCTTCGGCGATCTCCGCGCGACGATCGAGGGCTCGCCCTCGCTGCGGCATCAGGCCCTCTGCTATGACCTACAGATCCTGCGATCCGACGCACCGGGCAGGGCTGAACGGATCGCTGCCGAGGCCGGCACGAACGACGGCGCACGCTCGACGACCTTCGTGGCGGATGAGCTGCACGAATGGCGAGGCCGCACGGGTCGCGTCTTCATGGTGATCGAGGGCGCGATCGCGAAGAGGGCCAACGGCTTCACGCTCGGGATCTCGACGGCCGGCGAAGACGACGAGGATCTGCTGCTGCGCCAGCTTTACGACCTGGGCCTCAAGATCGCCGGGGGCGAGCTCGTCGACGACTCGATGCTGTTCGAATGGTACGAAGCCGATCCCGCGCTCGATCCGACCGATCCCGCGCAATGGCTCGAGGGGACGGCGCAGGCGAATCCCGCGCTCGGCGCCTTCGTCGAGGTAGACAACCTGCGCTGGCGCTTCAACCACATGCCACGGCACGAATTCCTCCGCTACCACTGGAACCGATTCACGCGGCCGGATGCCGCCTGGGAGGTCGCCGACATCTGGCTTGAGCTCGAGGCGAAGACGCGGCTTGACCGGAAGCTGCCGGCGTTCGTGGGGATCGACGTCGCGCTGCGCCATGACGGCACGGGCGTCGTCATCGCGCAGGATCAGGGCGAGCGCGTGATTTTGCGCTCGAGGATCTGGGAGAACCCGTGGCCGCAGCACGATCATCGCCACGATGACTGGACGCTGCCGATCGCCGAGGTGAAGAACCACCTGCGGAAGCTGCGTGACGACTTCACGGCCACGGCCCGCGAGCAGGCCGGCCCGGCGTTCTTCTATGACCCTCGCTTCTTCGCCGATGCCGCTGAAGAGCTCGCCGGCGAAGGACTCAACATGATCGAATATCCGCAGACCGACGCGCGGATGGGCCCGGCCTCGCAGCGGTTCTTCCAGCTGGCGGTCGACCATCGCATCGGCCACGACGGCGACGCGGCGCTGGCCCGGCACGTGCAGAACGTCGTGCCCGCTGAGCGCAATGGCGCCTGGCGGATCTCGAAGCCTCGAGGCTCGCGCAAGCACATCGACGCCGCCGTCGCTGCCGCGATCGCCGCCTATGAGGCGACGCGCGGCGCCGAGGTCGCACAGATGCCGCAGATCTTCTAGGTGTGACCTGCCGCCGACGATGGCGGTCACGATGCTGCGCCGTCTGCTGACCTCTGCCCGCCGCTCTCGCCCGATCGTCGCCTCGCTCGCGCAGGTGGCCGGGCTCGTTCTGCTGGTCGCGGCTGCGGCATCCTTCAGTCGAACGGCTGGTCTCGTGGCCGGCGGCCTGGCGCTGATCGTGGTCGGCTTCGGGATCGGATCCAGACCGTGACGCTGCTAGGCCGAGCGATCGCAGAGATGCGCGGCGCCGACCTCTCAGGCTTCGGCGTCTTCAATCAGAACGACTCGACCGCCATCCCGCCGAACTCACAGGTCGGCGGCCAGACATGGGCCGGCCGCGTCGTGAACGAGCAGCGGGCCCTGCAGATGACGACGCTGTGGTCATGCGTCTCGCTGATCTCCGACACCGTCTCGCAGCTGCCTGTCACGCTGAACCGCGGCCAGGGCCCGACGCGGCAGCGGATGGCTGATCCGAAGCTGCTGACCAACCCCTACGGCGACACGACCTGGCCCGAGTGGATCGGCATGGAGATGGCGAGCTGCCTGCTGCGCGGCAACGCCTACGGCGTGGTCGTCGAGCGTGACGCGAAGATGGTGCCGACGCAGATCATGCCGCTGCACCCCGATGAGATCTGGCTGAAGGATGAAGGCTGGGGCGGCTGGGGCAATGTACCGCTCTCGACCTTGGCGCCGATCTGGCTCGTGCGCGGCCAGGAGGTGCCACGCACCGACATCTTCCACGTTCCAGGCTTCAAACTGCCGGGCTCGCGATCGATCGAGGGCCTCTCGCCGATCGGCTATGCCCGCCAGACGATCGGGCTGGCCCTGGGCGCCGAGGAATTCGCCGCGCGTTTCTTCGGCGATGGCGCGAGCCCGAGCGGGATCCTGACGACCGATGCCGTGCTCGATGGCGATTACGCCGAGAAGATTCAGCAGAAATGGCTCGAGAACCACGGGCAGCGCCAGCGCAAGCCGGCCGTGCTGGGCGCCGGCCTGAAATGGCAGGCGATCTCGATCACGCCCGAGGAATCGCAATTCCTCGCCACGATCGGCGCGAAGAACGAAGAGATCGCCGGCTTCTACCGCTGCCCTCCGCACATGGTGGGCCTCGCGAATAAGACGTCGAATTGGGGCACGGGCGTCGAAGAGAACATGCTGCAATTCGCGCAATTCACGCTGGGGATCTGGCTCGTGCGTTTCGAGGCGGCGCTGTCGGCGCTGTATCCGAAGCCGCAGTACGTGAAGTTCAACCTGAACGCGCTGCTGCGTGCCAAGACGCTCGAGCGCTTCCAGGCCTACACGCTGGCGCGCCAGGGCGGCTGGGAGAACATCGACGACGTTCGAGCGCATGAAGACGAGCCGCCGCTGCCCGAGGGTAAGGGCCAGGACTATCTGCAGCCGCTCAACTTCGCACCGATCCCGCCGGGCGGCATGCCCGCCGGCGCCGTGCCCGGCGTGCATGAGACCGCGCCGGCAGACGTGACGCCGGCATGACAGTGACCGCCATGAGCACGACGCAGCTGCAGACGTTCGCCCGAGGCGCCGGCACGGGCGAGCGCCTTCGCCGCTCCTATCACGCCGATGTCGAGGTGCGCGCCGGCATCGGCTCGCAGCCGCCGACGATCGTCGGCTACGCCTCGATCTTCGATGAGCCCTATCAGGTCGCCGACTGGATGGGCCAATACACCGAGACCGTGCGGCGCTCGGCCTTCAACCGCTCGCTCGCCAACGGCGCCGACGTGCGCTACTTCTACAACCACGAGGGCCTCGTGCTGGCGCGCACGAAGTCGGGCACGCTGAAGCTCTCGACCGACGACCGCGGCCTGCACTATGAGGCCCAGCCCGATCCGCTGATCACGGTCGCCGCCGACCTGATGCGCTCGATCGAGCGCGGCGACGTCGATCAGTCGAGCTTCGTCTTCGAGGCGCTCGATCAGCGCTGGGATGACGCCTATGAGAACCGCGAGCTCTTCGAGGTCAAGCTCTGGGACGTCTCAAGCGTCGCCTTCCCCGCGAGCGAAACGACGACCGCGGGTCTCCGCGCCGCCGAGCTCGCCGCGCGGATCGCCGAGCTCAGCCCTGACGAGCTGCTCGTGCACGGGCGGGGCAAGCGGCTGATGCCCGCGATCAGGAACGCCTCGGCGATGCTGGGCCGGCTGCTCGAAGCGCGCCAGGTCGATGACGAGCTCGCCGAAGAGACCGTCGAGATCTCCGACCTCCAGGTGATCGCGGCGCAGCTGGATGCGATGCAGACGCTCGTCGCGCAGATGCTCGCCGATGAAGCCGAAGATGCTGGCGAGGGCGCGGGCCTGGACCCGATGTCCGAAATGATGGCGGGCGCTTCGGCCGGCCGTGACATCGGCTCAACGATGACGATCGAACAAGCCCAGCGAGACCTGCAGCTGCGGAAAGAACGGCTGCGGATCCGCTAGGTCAGCTCGGAGCTCGCGTCACGGCCGGCCCGCCACAAGGCACCTGGCCCTCGAGGCGAAGCCGCCACCTGATCGGGGCACAGACGCAACACCGAGGAGGAGGCTCACCGTGACGTTCGAAGAGATGATCGGGCACCTGACCGAGGGCCGCGATGCGGTCGTCGCGCAGCAGGAAGCCCTGATGGCGACCGCGCAGGCCGAGAGCCGCACGGCGCTTTCGCCGGCCGAGCAGGCAAGCTGGGAACAGCTCGCGACGGAGGCCGAAGACCTGAACACGAGGATCACCGAGCTCACCGAGGCCGAGGGCCGCCGGCGCGTCGCTGACACCGCCGCGCGCGACATCGCGGCCGGCAACACGCGCGTGCAGGTGATCAGCGAAGAGCGCACGTACCGCGGACCCGACGGCCCGAGCTACTTCCGCGACCTCGCGCTCGCGAATTCGCGCAACGATCCCGACTCGCTCGAGCGCCTGGCGCGCCACGGTCGCGAGGCCGAGGTCGATGGGCGGCAGTCTCGAGACATCTCCCGCACCGATGCCGCCGGCGGAACCTTCGTTCCGCCGCTCTGGCTGATCGATATGTACGCGCCGTTCCTGCGCGCCGGGCGCACCGCCGCGAACCTCGTGCGGTCGATGGATCTGCCGCCGGGCACCGACTCGATCAACCTGCCGACGATCACGACCGGCAGCGGCACGGCGATCCAGACGGCAGACAACGCCGCCGTGCAGGAGACCGACCTCGTGACCTCGAGCGTCGCGGCGCCCGTCGTGACCATCGCCGGCCAGGAAGACGCCGCGGTACAGCTGATCGATCAGTCACCGCTCGCCGGCGGGCTCGACCAGCTGATCTTCGCCGACCTGCTGGCCGACTACAACCAGAAGCTCGACGCGCAGGTGATCAACGGGTCGGGCTCCGCCGGGCAGGCCAAGGGCATGCTGAACGCGACCGGGATCAACTCGATCACCTACACGCAGGCGAGCCCGACGCAGGCGACGCACTACCCGGTGTTCGCGCAGATGCTCTCGAAGATCGCGGGCTCGCGTTTCGCCGGCGCCACCGCGATCCTGATGCGGCCCGATCGCTGGTACTGGTTCCAGAGCGCGCTCGACTCGACGAACAGGCCCTTCTATCTGGCTGGCTCGCAGGGCCCATTCAACGCGGCCGGCCTCGTCGAGAATCCTGGGCAGGCCGAGGGCCTGGCCGGCGTGGTGCTCGGGCTTCCTGTCTACATCGACGCGAACATCCCGAACAACCTCGGAGGCGGCACGAACGAAGACCGGATCATCGCGGCGCGCTGGGATGACTCGATCCTGTTCGAGGGAGCGCTCCGCACGCAGGTCAACCCCTACGTGCTGAGCGGCAACCTGACCGTCAGGTTCACGCTGTGGCGCTACGCGGCCTTCACGGCCGAGCGGCTGCCCAAGTCGATCGCGACCACGACGGGAACCGGCAACATCGTCACGACCGTGCTGTCGGGCTTCTAGGAGCTCGTAAGCGCAGCGATGGCCCTGGCCCGCGGGTTTCTAGGCGAAGCCCGCGGGCCAGCACCAAC